TTCTCCTTTAGTCCGTCAAGAGTCCACTTGAGATAATTAGGCCGCGTAGTAATGGCCGCTTATAAATAACGAGCCACCATCTGATATTTGTGAGCCATTCAACGCTGTCGAACCTGTTGTTGCGGCCCAATCAAAGATATAGATGTTAGTTTGATTTAACTCAACATACGCTGAAAGAGCGCGTCCTGCTGTAATGGCCAAGCTAGCGCCATAACCAACTGCAACACCCGCCCGACTAGAGCCTGAAACTCCATTAGTAAAAGGCAGTCCCTTAATGCGAGCATCAGCGCCTACCGAACCAATGGTTTCAACAGTTACTTGAGCAGTAAACGTAACAATATTACCAACTTTTGTGTATTTTCCGCCATTTCCAGCAGACGTATACATGGTTGCGTCATTAGTGCCATCTGTTATTACAGGCGTCCACGTCCCTTCTTCGTAGTCGTCTAGCTTATTGGCTGAACCTGTGCCGCCTAGGTAGACACCGCCTGACAGGTAAAGGTCTTTGAAGCGTTTGTTAGTATCACCAAGGCTTGTTAGCGCATCACTGTTTAGCCCGTTGTCCATGTCAACAGGTTGAATTCTGTTGGTACTGCTTACAAACCTTAAGCCAGCATCGCCAGTACCAATACCAATGCTGTCTCCAGAGATTGCTCTAATAATACCGACTGCTGTGCCGTCAACTCTAAAGTCTGCAATGGTGCCGTCTTGCAACCTATTAAAAATAGCCGCTTGATAACCATTTGCAGAAACTTGCAACTGACCAGCTTGGTGTGTCATCCCTGTTTCTGTAGAGGAAGTTCCAACATTTAGTGTTGTGGTTTGAGAATACAAGTTGCCGCTAGAGTCGATGCGCATGCGTTCATCAGTATCATCATTAATTATTAACGATAGATTGCTTATAATTCTCCAAGGTCCGCTAGAATCGTTGTCATCTAAAACTAATTGAGATGCCGCTGTTGATGAGTCTCCAATCTGTAAAGTTTTAAAGTTTGCGTCATTTCGTGGACTGTCTGTGCCAATACCGACATTGCCTGCTGAGTCGATGCGCATGCGTTCTGTGGCGGCATTATTCAATACGGGGCTAAAGGTTATTGCTATATCACGACCTGCGGCGGCAGAAAAATCTGCGTTTTCTTTGACAGCCTCTATTTCAACGCCATTAGCACGTAAGTCTGGACTCATAAACAGCAACGCACTTTGTGCCGTAGAGTTTGTCTGGTCTGTATTAAACAAACGAAGACGTGCTTGACCGCCTGTTGCGTTTTCTCTGATATCAACAATGCTGTTTGGACTGCTAGTGCCAATACCGACTTTACCGCTGGCATCGATGCGCATGCGTTCTGTGTAAGCGTTTGAACTACGCCAGACAAAAAGACCGTGTGAGGCTGAGTCGATGTTGCCGTTGAAAAAAGTGGTAGACCCGCTAATTTGCAAAGATGACCGTGACGTATTCGCAGTGTCAGCTATAAACAGGTTTTCGTTAGCGTTGTTGTTAAAAGTCCCTGTCCCATCAACAGTCAAACCATCAGCCGTCACAGTACCCGTTACGTCGATGCCTGTGGAGGTGGTGGCTATTTTGGCTGAGTTGTTGTGGTAAAGAGTTACAGCGCCGTTACTTGTTGCGTTGATTAAATCATCACCGTCTAAATCTTGAAAACGCAAAGCGCCACCAACGCCAGAGCGAATCCTTATTGGCCCTGTACCTTGGTCATCTATGTAGCTACCTGACCCGTCGTGATAAATCTGTAGGTCTGAGCCAGCACCGAAGATAGCCTTGTCGTTGTCACCAAAGTTAATGTCAGCAGAGGTAGTCATACCGTCTGTAGTGATAACACCTGTGACATCTATGCCTGTGGAGGTGGTTTCAAATTTTTGGTTACCTCCGTGGAAAAGTCGAACTGCGTCGGCGGCTGTTGTTGTAAGATAAAAATTTGTATATCCAGTGTTTGCTAACTGAAACTCATCAGCCAGCATCCTAAGATTGCTAGACGCAGCGTTAAGTGAGATTCTGCCATTTGTACCGTCACTAAATATTTCTAGGTCTGATCCAGCACCGAAGACTGCCTTGTCGTTGTCACCGAACGCAACATCAGTACCACCAGTAGCGTTACCGTTAGCAAGGACTTCAGCGAGTGTGTCTGACGTAGCAACCTGAGAATCTACATAGGACTTGATCGACTGCTGTGTAGCCAATGCCGTAGCACTGTTGCCCGACATGTCGTCTTGGTCAAGGATGTCAGTAACTGTGACTGCACCAGTACCCGACAGACCGTCAAACTCTACAGTTCCGTTAACGGTAGCACCGGCAAAGGTTGGTGAGTCTGTAGTAGCTACGCCTTGGTTCAGAGCTTTGACAGCGGCTTCACTAGTCAACTCAGAGTCCATCACTGCACCGGCGGCTGTGACGTTAGTCGTGTCCGTAACGTCTGCTGAGGCTTCAATGCCGTCCAGCTTAGTGCCGTCAGTCGCTACGTCACGTCCATCAAAGGTGCTGTTAGTAGTAATGGCACCAGTCATAGCTCCGCCAGTCTTAGGCAGTGCGTTGTCAGCAGTAGTGCCTTGTGCGGCAGTAGCGTAGTCAGCAGAGTCAAAGGCTTTAACTTGATCTAAGTTAGTAACCTCTGAGTCCATCAAGGCACCAGCGGCAGTAACATTAGTAGTATCTGTGACGTCTGCATTGGTTTCTACTGTGTCTAGCTTTGTACCATCTGCGGCTACGTCTCGACCGTCTACAGTACCGCCTACAGTGACATTACCTGTAGAAGTAACAGCGGCGAATGTAGGGCTATCAGTGGTAGCAACACCTTGATTTAACGCCTTAACAGCAGTGATGTCAGTTAACTCACTGTCCATTACAGCGCCAGCGGCAGTTACGTTGGCTGTATCAGTAACGTCTGCGCTAGTTTCAATGGTGTCTAATTTAGTGCCGTCAGCGGCGATGTCACGGCCATCTACAGTACCTGTGACTGTGATGTTGCCGGTAAATGAGGGGTTGTCTATGTTTGACTTTGAGTTTACCGCCGTTTCAATGTTGTCAAACTCTGTACCAAATTCAGCGCCTCGAATGATTTTACCTGAGTCGCCTGACGGTAAGGAATCTTTTGATGTAAAGTCAGTAGTCTTTGTATAGTCAGTCATGGCTTAACGCTCTCAGTAAAGTAGTCGTAGGTTTTAAAGAAATAAAATGAGGGTACTAACTGTTGCCAGCTTTCCCCTCAGAACTACTTACGCGTCGTAGACAGCAAGTACAAGACCAGCTTCTGGACGGTATACCTGAACACCGTAGAGAGTGTCAGCAGTGTACAGCGTTGAGAGGTACTCTTGCTTGTACTGAGTCTGTGAACGTACAGTCATCTGCTCTGCGTGTACAAGAGCGTCCTTCTGCATGAGGATACAACCACGTACATTGGACTCAAGTGTTGGGCAGTTGGATGAAACGTAAACGTCTACGCCATACAAGTTACCAATGAGGCCAGTGTTAACAGTCTGTCCTGATACGAAGTCAGAAGACGAGAATCGCTCAGTACCCATGATGGTGTTACGTACTACTGGAGGAACGATAATGCAACGTCCGTCCATTGGTACGTCAGCATCGTCCAACAACTGGATAGCTTGACGGAAGCCAGCATCACTAAAGACGTCACCAGCAGCAACAGTTGAAGCAGCAAAGGCTGTCAGTGGAGTACCACCACCAGAAGCAGCGTCAAAGTAGTAGCTGTTGCTGTTAACCCAGTCAGCACCAGAAGGAGCAGCAAGGTCCATAGTTCCGTTACCAAAACCAGTAGCAGCGTTCATAAGGTCAGTGTCAACCTTAAGAGCCAACTGATAACCAGCGTCTTCAGTGTAGAACTGACGGAGGCTGTTAAGCGCCTGTACTTCTACAATGTCTTCGATGAAACGTGAGTACTCGAAGTGACGATCAACAGTAACCTGCAATTCGCCTTCTACGTTTGCTTGGATGTTGACAGCAGTGTCAGCAACCTTAGCAGAAGCAGCACCACGGATAGGCTTAGGAATGTGAATTACATCACCCTTCTTGCCTGTCATTGGAAGCTTCTTGACCAGAGGAGCCATCTTCAGGTTCTTCTGATAGGCAGCAATTACTTCGTCACTCCAGATTTCTGGAATAAAAGTAGCAGCTGCTGTTTTGTTGACGATACTTCCACCGCCAACCGTACCGGGATAAGTTTGAGTAGCCATTGTAATCTCCTAGATTATTTTACTCGACCCTCCGCATAAGCTGCCATGATTTCATCGGCTAATGCTGTATAACGGTCCGGGTCTGTTCTCATAAGTTTAATAATATCGGCCCGACGATACACTTTCTTCCTT